AGTTAACTGAAGCAGTAGTGATAGCAATCTGACGAGTAGCACCAGCGAATACCTGACCACCGATCAGGTTGATCGGCTTCAAGCCGTAAGGCTTGCTAATCGTAGGATAAGCCATTGTTAACTCCTAGAAATTAATTACCAGATCCAAAGCTGGTCGAAGACTTCCGCTCTTTGAAGATTGGCATCCTCGGGTCGCTCTGGCGCATTAAGTTATTGTCCACAGCCTCCGTTTGAGCCGCTGTCTGTTGAGCATAATAAGCATTACGCTGTTGGACAAACTCAGAAGGAGTTTTGCAGAGCAACAATCCACCGATTTCAATACCGTCTTTGAAACGAGTATTTGGATCGGTCAGCAGTTGAAATTGGGGTTGTTCTGTGAGTTTGACGGGTTCCCAACCTTCTCGGAGCTTTGTCGAGACATTGCGACCATCGTCTTTACCCAACATCGAAACCCTAATCCAGCGATACTCGTACCCAGCTTCCTTGTCAGGCTCAGGGAGCAATTCAGGCGGCATCCACTGCTTTGGACGCTCTGTTAATGCTCGGGACTCTAATTCTCGCTTAATTCTGTTTTCAGCCATTTTGTGACTCCAATCTGCGTAGTTCAAGGGCGTACTGCTCAGGTGTTAATCCCAACTTTTTAGCCAAGGCTACTTGGCTCGCTTTCAGCTTTATTTTGTTAGAAGCTGTACTGCGAACTGCTGGGGCTACCACCGTGCTCGGTTTTGAACGAGCCTCAGGTTTTGCCTTTGTTTCGGTCTCCTCTGTATCGAAATACTCGGGATACCTTTTGCGCATTGTTTTGTCCAAAATGGCAAAGTATCTTTCGGACCCCACCGCAACATCGCCAGATCTTTCGATCTTTTTATGGATTCCCAAGGCTGTTGCTGTCATCTCATCGTCTTGTCCATACCACTCGTTTTTTTGTAGCCAAGTGTTAAGTAATGGACTGCTTTGACGTTGGACTTGAGTCTCTTGCGGATTTTGTACTACAAAATTTTCTTCTTGTAAAGTAGGTGCTCTAAAACTATTCGCCTGCATTACCTTCAGATTAGCGGCTTGGAGTACCTGATTTGCCTCCATAATCTGGTCAGAATCCCCAGTATCGTAGGCTTCCTTGTACTTCCGTTTGGCGATTTCAAGCTCCAGATTGGCTGCATTTTGAAGGGTAGAAGCGTATTCCTTAGTCCCAGTCTCGATGTACTGTTTGAACCGCTTGTTCTCCTCCATCAGCTTCTGGGCTAGATTTAGCGCCTCTTGCTGCTCTCTGGCGGCTTGCTCTTTAGCCCTGCGCTCATCGTGATAGACCTTGCGCATTTGCTTGAGTTTCTGCTTTACGGCGTCGTCATAGTTATCTAGCTCGTCCTGCTCTAGCTCCTCCAACAACGGTTTGGGCATAGGCTCACGGCCCCGATCCTCTGGTGGCGTATCGTCCTCAATCTCAATCTCAAACTCCTCAGACGCCTCGGAAGCGCTACCTTCTGCCTCTTTTTCGTCCGGAAATTTAAACTCTTCTGTATTCATTTCAGGCATCTTGTCCTCCTGTTATTTACGTTTAATGCCACGGGGATCGTCCACAACAGCTTCGACAGAGTCGTCATTAATCAGCCTAAACTCACGACCGTGAATCAAAAGCCGTGAACCGGCATTTGGCCTGACTAATATAAAGTCGCCTTTTTTGCACCATGCGCCACTCGGAAACCGGGAGGTGTCCTTATAGCAGTCTGGGCCTAGGTCGACGACAAAAAGCACAGTGGTAAGGATTTCTTCGTGCTGGATGGTTGCGTCCGCTTTCAGAATCCCACTGTCAAACTCCTTCTCCACCTCAGGAATAGCGCACAGAATGTGGTATCCAGAGGGTCTTGGGAGCTGCCTTGCCTTTTCTTCTGCTGTTGCTTCTAAGTTAATTGAGCCTACTATTTCTGGATTATCGGGATTTGTACCGATAAGGATTTCACTCATTAGAGTTCTCCAATCGCTGTTTCAGGTCTAGTGTGTACCCCCTCGCAATGAGCAGACCCTTTATCTCACCGCAAGTTTTCTTGTATTCCTCAAAACTCTCAGACCGCCCCTCTGACAGGTAGTCCTTGAGCTGCGTAACTTTCTCGTCGATTTGTTGAACGATTACGTCAAACGCGTCCATTTATTCCCCTTTTTTGGGTTTGCCACCCTGAAGCTCTTTTTGATGAGCTTGCGAAGACAGCTGTTTTATTAAGTCGACCCCAATCTTGATGGTCTCCTTCTCACGTCCATCCCGCATCTCGGCTGCGGTCCGGATGGCCTCCATCTGTTTATCAGCGGCTAACTTCTCCCTCTCAATCTCCATCTGAGAAAGAATCCGTCCAGCCTCGATCTGCTGCTGTTTTGCCTTCAACTCAGCATCGACCATGTCTTTAGCGACCTTGCGCTGTTGCTCAGCCTGTTTGAGCGCCATCTCCTGCTGTTGGAGCTGGACCATCGGGTCTTGCTGCATCTGTTGGGCCTGTTGTTGTGCCACTTCTGCCGTGTTTTGCTGAAATAGCTGTTGTGCAGCTTGCGCCAGGACAGGGGCCAGACGGGCCTCAACTTCAGGATTAATGTGGATGTCCTCTCCACTCTCGTCCTTATTGGGCGGCAGATTAAAGCCAAGCTGAAGCTCGATCTGCTTGCGGTACTCCATACCCAAGTGCTCGTTGATGTGGTTCATCATCGCGGCCTGCATCTGCTGAGCCATGGGGTTGCCTTGTAGCAACTGGAGGATCTTGGGGTCCTGCATAGCCATCATGTGGACCGTGATGTGAGCCTTGTGGTCCTGATACTCAAACGCCTTGACGGGCTTGCCCATCAAAATGCTCTGGTTCTCAGTCACCGGATCTTCCGGTTTCTGATCCTCAGGCATCGGGACAAGCTTCTGGGCGTCCTTAATATTGAGTACCTCTAGCATCTGACGATGTAGAAGCGGTAGGTTATAGAGCTGTGGACTCGTCTGTGCCAACTGCAAGACCGCCTGATACTGCACGATTTTCTGTGCCATCGTAGAGGCGTTGGGGTCCGACACCGGGATAACATCAACGTCGTCATAGTCTTCTTTTTTAGCCCTGCGGTGCCCCTCAACCGGCTCGTATGAGTACTCGTCTGGGGTATACGCGGCAATAATCTCTTTGAGCAGCCCCAACTCCTGTTTCATGGAGTAGTGGACCCGAGCCTGAACAGCGCTCATGGTCTTTAAGGTGCGCTCCAGAATAGCCAGGGTGGTACCCACCGGCGCTTGGGCCGACATATCAGAGATCTGAAGATCAGCTGTATTAGCGAATCTACGACCTTCCTCAATGATGGTTTGGAACAACTGAAACAGAGTCTGGCTTGGCTCCTTGTACGGAAGTGCCATCAGGTTGTCTTTAATAGAGCCTGACGGGACGTCCACGTCCCTGAACTCACCCGGAGCGATGGGGGTATCATCACCCTTGACTCGCAAGCCACGAGCCTTAAAGCCACCGGGCAGGTTAGCCAGCGTGCCAGCGTCCACCAACTGACGGATGATGGAAGTACCCGACTTGGCGAACGCCCCCACCAAGTGGATCAGACCGAAGTAATAGAACCCAAACCCAGGCACGTAGCCATAGTGGACAAAGTGCTGACGCTTCTTATATGTATCGTCGTCCGGGTCCCAGTTGCGCCGGATCGCCAATACCGTGTTTGACCCCTTCTCGATTGTCACCACGTACGGCAGTGCTATGCCAGTCAACTCACCCTTCTCATCCCGGTGCTCATGCCCCACCAAGTCAAGCTCAACGTGCATCTCCAGGATCTTGTAGCGGGTGTCTGTTGATGCCTTGAACCCCATCTTCTCAGCGATCTTCTTCTCAACCTCGTCCAGCACGTTGTCTGGGGGTCCGAGGTCAACGTCCCGATAAAAGCCCGCCACCTGTAAGCGACGCAGCTCATTCTCGGTTTTGCGCATCACATGGGTAACACGCTCGGCGGACTCTAAATCTGAGGCTCCGTAGGGGACCACAACGTCTTCAGCCGGTACATACACAGAGACTTGGCGCTCAAGGCTTGGGTCGTAATAGACCTTTTTGAACGCATTACCCGAGAGGCCCAAACCCCAGAGCATCCGCTCATGCTCAGGCCGGTACTCTTTCATCACGTCCATCAGCTGGTAGTTCATGTCCTCCTGAACCCGCTGTGCAGCGTCTTTCTTCTCAGGAGTCTCTTTACCAATAATCTGAGTCTTGACGGGGCCTGCCGCCGGGAAAGTAGACATCATCGTCTCGGACTGAAACTTCACCAGCGCTTCCGAGAGTAGGGGGTGGAACACACCACAAGCGCCTTCCCAAGGCTCAGCCCGCTCCTCAATCTTAAGACCAAGAAGTTCTAAGCCATCTACATAGGTCTGTATCCAGTCTTTTCTGGAGGCGACATCGTCGTCATAGTCGCCAACCAACTCAGAAGAAATACTGAGCATCTCTTCTTCAGAAATATATTCTGCGAGGTTAGCGTTGAAATCTTCAGCCGTTTCTTTGCGTGGCTCAATCTCAATCTCCATCTCTCCAGCTCTGATGGTGACTTCCTCTGGGTCTTCGATCTCAATTTCAATATCTGGCTCACCCATCATTTTTTCCATCATCTCGGGTGACATGCCCAGAGGGGCTTGGGAGAGCGATTTTTCAATAGCCATTTTGGTTCCTTAATAGTAAGCGGCTTGTTTGCGCTTAAAGTACTGTGGCTCATCTGGCTCATCAGACGGCAGACGGATAAAGCCACCTTGTCTAAATCTTAATAGGGCTTGAGTAGTAGAGTCTACCAAGTCATCGTTTGATCCGCTTGGAAAGTCATTACATTCCTCAATTACATCCTTGGCCCATCTTTTGTCTGGTGCCCATACCACCCCAGAGGCAAATAAATCTGAGACCGCGTTGACCCTTGAAATCTTGTCCTGGCCCTTACCGGGAGTGAATTCAGACACAGGAACACCCATCCTACGAAGCTCTTGGTAGAGGGCTGCACCATTTGATTTTTTCTCCACAATAAATGCATCTGGTTCCCACTCACGATATTCTTCAAACACCATCTGTTTTAAATCTGGAAACTCCATCCGCTTCTTAATTGAGTTTAACAAGATAATGTTGTAGTTATTAACTTCTTCGTTGAAGAATACCCCCCAAGTGGTCAGAGCATTATAGTCAGCGCGATTGTTTGCCTCCTGAGCTGCGTCAAGTGACATAATGATAAATTCACACTGAGGCGGGTCATCACCCTCCCAAATCTGCCACCATTCTCTTTTTATTAATGCGCCCTCTTCAGCAGTTGGATTCTGCATATACTGGGCTTGCCAGTATCTTGGGTCCATTCCAACACGTTTTGCTTCCAACTCCTCAACAGGCCAGAAGTCAGGCCACAAAGCCTTTCCCGAGGGAAGGATGGCAGGAAATTCAACGATTTCCCACTGATCTGCGTCCTCATTCTGGGTCATGTGGTTGATTATCTGACCCGTCAAATCTAGTTTTGACCAACGCGTCATCACAATAACAATGGCACCACCCGGCATCAAACGCTGAATAGGACCAGATTGAAACCATTCCCAAGCGGGTAGAAAAACATCTGCTCGTCCCTGTTTCGCTTCTTGTTCCGAGTGAGGGTCGTCAATAATAAATAGATCGGCACCTCGACCGGCTAGCGCACCGCCCACACCGATCGCAAAATACTCACCATTAAAGTTTGTACCCCACCGAGACGCCGATTTTGAGTCCTGCTGAAGCTCAATCTGAGGGAAAATGTCCCGGTATCCCTCCAAATTCACCAAATTTCGCACCCGGCGACCGAAGTTCACAGCCAGATCCGCCGTGTGGGAGGCCATGATGACCTTCTTATGAGGGTATTTACCTAGAAACCACGCTGGCGCGAGGTAAGAAATCAGCTCTGACTTGCCGTGCCGTGGGGCAATGTTGACGATGACCCGTTTTTTCTTGCCATTGGCGATGTCTTCAAAGATTTTCGCCAATCTTTTGTGGTGTGGGCCGACTTTATAGCCAGGATAGACGTGTTCTGCGAAGGCAAGTAGGTCGTTTTGGCCTACTTTCTGGGTCATTTCCCTCTCCCAGACCTCCAAATCAGCCAAAGTCTCCCGCTTCTCGTCAGGAGACATGTGAGGCAACAGCGATTTAAGCTTCTGAATCTTCTCTGGAGTCAGCATCCACAGCCTCAACGTCGATTACATCGTCAGATTTATCCTTGTTGGTCAATCTTTCGAGCTTATCAAGTCGGGCCAATAGGTCTTTTTCGACCTCGTCAATCGGCTTAACCTTCACCGTGACTTCAGAACGCCGCTTGAAAGCATCCACTCCATCGATTTCACCTAAAGCCTTCAATGCTGGGAAGGCATATTTTGGATCTGGGTTAGCTGATTGCTCAACTAATTTATTCACTACATATAGTTTGTAGTCCGCCAGCTCTTTGACCAGCATCTGATCATAAGAGGCGACCATCCCTGCCAGGTATGCAAGGGTCTCGTTGCGGTAATTACCAAACTCAATCTGTGCCGCAGGATTATTGACAATCTGCTCCGCGAGTTCACGGGCTTGGTCTTTGTCATTCTCTGTGGGCTGAAGTTCTTTGCCCTGCAAATCAGAAATTAGCTTGATTGTGCGAGCACGGACTTCTAATTCTTCCTTCGCAGACATGGGGGGCATAGCCTCCTCCGCGTTTTTAGGAAGTGGTACGTTGCTATCGACGTCTAGCATATATGTAGCCATGGGTCCCGAAAATACACCATGGAACCAAAAAACACAAGGGGGGTGTTTCTATAAACCTAGCGGATTCACAGGCAACAAAATTAAGATGGGGGTACCCCCTGAAAATATTGACTTCCTAACAGTGCGGAGATTGGCTTAACCATGCGGGTTTGCGGGCAGAAAATGAAAAATCCGGCAATAAGTACCTACAAAACCACCAAAAGTCTTTTTGCTCTTCTAACAGTGCGGAGATCTAAGCTGGGCTTGGGTTTGCGGGCAATAGTAGGACTTAACACCCAGTCTTTTTTAACGAAATTTGCTGGGTGATTTGTGCGTATCACAGGGTATAGGGTGGGGCGGGTCCCATCGATGGGTATTAGGGGGGTGGGGGGTATGGGCCACCCCCTGAAAGTATTTACTTATCCCCTACCCTAGTTTATAAGATACTCATGCCGAGACAATCCCGTCCCGGTGTAATCAATGGAGGCTGTTATGTCCTACGGAAAACTTGTAGTTAAGTTAACTGTATTCGACTCCGAGTTATCGGAAGAGGAAGGTACCTACCTGAAGGCTAGCCGCCAAGTGAGCCTGCTCACTCGGCATTGCGTGACGCACTCACAAGCGCAGAAGTTAGCCCGCGCGTTTGTGGAGGCTAATGTGTCCAAGGATCAACAGCCAGAGCTGTCGGTCTTTTGGTATCCCGAGCCGGTTCGCATCGGTACTTGGCACTGTTAA